AGGCAGCAGAGTTGTATCGGCTACATAGTTCCGATCCCGGTAATAGTCCTCATGAATTTTTAAGAACGCCGCGAAGGGCATAATGTCCAATGTTCGATTTCCCCAGGTAGCAGAATCCACATCATGTAAGGTGGGTACACCAAGGTAGTCAGCCAGAGAACCGAGATTCAACAGGTTACTGTTCAACGCAAGTACCTCATCAATTTCGCACCTGGGCGGTTCGGGTGGCGTTGTTACAGCTTCACCAAGACGACCACCAGTTATGAATGTTTCCCAGTCTTCCCACAGAAGACGATTAGGAACGAAGAAGTAATGCACATACAGGTTCAACCTGTGAAATATAGGAGCGATCATTGGTGCCAGTTTAATAAGCACTTCTGATGATCCATAGAACGTATCGTTAGGCATCGTTTCACTTATGAAGACCGGAGTTAATTTCCCAATCCGTGAGCTGATCCGTTTCTCGTGTGATAGATCAAAGGTCGACCTGGTCGGCCTGCGAAGTTCCACGCTTGTAAATCCTTTGTACTTTGCCATAGGCTAAAACGTTTGTGTGTATTGTATTTTTTGTTTGATCCTGGAAATGACAGCCGCTACCGCTTCAGCCATGACTATCGGTCCCCGATCGCCATACTTTAAGGCATAATACTGTCTTTCCTTTTCCTGGTTCGAGAGAGAGAGAGCCATAGCAGCCTTTGATATTCGCTGCCTGTCCTCAGGCTTCCACCAGATTTTGTCCCGATAGAATCGGGGTAACCGAGCCTTCCCGTTGTCGGGAAGTGCTACGTAGTTTGCATCGTTGTGACGATGCCATTCGACTATTTCGTCAGTAAGGTAATGACCTCCAATGCCGTATCTTCTAGACATCGTCGCAAATGGTTTCTCTTTTCCATCAGCGACAGGTTCTCGCTTTTGAATAACGTACTTAGTAACGTAAGCAATGCTAGCGCCGGATACTTGACCGACATGTACAAGACCGATTTGTCTCCCTTTACTGTCCACCCAACTACTACGAATGTTCTTCTCGTTGGAATTGAAGAGTATGAGGTGATAATGCGGCCGTCCACTTCTGCTACCATATTCTCCAACTGCATAATATCTGATACGCTCGCTTTCATCTTTTTTCCGCAGACGCTTTAAGTATAGCTGCAAATCGCGTTTGTCCAACGAATTGTTGGTTCTCAAGTGCTTCTGATCGTACGTCAGAGTTACAAAGTGAGCAGCTTTGCTCACACGGTGTTCGCGCTCCAGACGCAGTACCCATTCTTGACGCTTCGACATGAGACATGGGATGCATTTCCCACAAGGTACATTCACTAGAGTCTCTACACCACAGACAGGTATATAGATAGCTTTTTGATTTGAGCATCTCATAGACGTATACCAAGCCTGGACATCTTGTAAGTGCCTAGACGTTTTTTTGAAGATTTTTTACCCTTCCGTTTGGTTCCCCTCCTAGAAGAGAACCGTTTTTTTCCTTTACGATAAGCCATAATTGTTAAGTTTTAAAATTTGTTTTTTTCCTAAAGTTTGTTTGCCGTCTCGGGGCAGAACCGGGGACCTGACATTAACCCCCTATCCCTGCATGTCCGACCTCCTCGCCATGTCGCTTCGCTTCGCTACGCGGCCGGCTGCGGTGATACCGGACGTATCGGTTACGGGGGCATAGGTCAGGGTTCTGCCTTTTGAGGCAGTCCGAGACGGCCTGCCATACACCCCGGATAATTAACCATCCCTAGGATAGTTTGAATTGGGGGTTGGCAGTGTGTTCCGACCTCTTCGGAGACCTCGAGTCGGTGTTTTCAGATCGCTATCGCGGATCATACTGCAGGCTGTTTGGGTTACATCATTTTCTGGAGAATGAGCATTAAACCCTGGAAGATGTGCTGTGGAGTGAAGTCACCATCCTTCATCCATTCAACCTGGATTTTTTGCAGAGCATTCATGTACTCCTTTGACTCAAGAATTTTGTTTTTGATTTCCTGGTCAATAGCCTTTGTCTTGAGATCAAGACGTTTACCCTCCTGTTCGAGCGCACCAAGTCCGAGTGATTGAAACATTTGATCAATCGACGCCTGGATTTTTTGTTCGACACGAGTATTTTTTGCACCGTCAGCGAAGTCACCAAGATACCTAGCTTCCTGAGCCTTTTGATTTGCTATAGCTTCCATACTAAAGATAGTCGCACGATACACGTACGGATTCAGCATAGGATTGCTTTTCGCAATATCAGTCTGGATGTCAATAAGCGCAGTCTTATGTTCCGACTCAGTTGTTTTTTGCTGAGCAAGTTCGGTACTAGCTATTGCCTGTCCAGCTTGTAAAAAGCTACCCGCAATATCAGGATAGGAAGCATCAGGAGCATCAAGACGAGCCGGAGCAATCCCAGGACTACTAAAAGGGAAAGTACCACCAGGACTACCACCAGATCCATAAATAAGATGCGGATTGAGCCCCGCAGCCTTATACCTTGCCATTTGTGATTCAGGAGAATCATAGACGCGCTGTTCTTTTTGCAATCGTTCATTTTGTTCCATCGCCCATACGGCGTTCTCTCGATTCATGCGATTAGCATCTTCTGCAGCACGCTTATTCCACTTGTATTGACGTTTAGGACCACCGCGCGCTATAGCTTGAGAGGCAGCAATCACACCTTGTGTGACAAGCTGCCCAGTTAGAGGGTCAATCGGCATAGCCTTTAGTTTCTTCCACTACATCACGTTCTGCAATCGGCTTTTCAGTTTCGATGGGCGCACCGACCTTTTGCGAGTGCTCCAGTAATTCTTTGGCGGCCGTTTCAAGGATAGACGGATAACGCAGCAGAAGCCCAAGAAAGTAATGCGCCGCTTCCAGGTCCCTACGGACCCACTTGACAATCGTTTCTTTGTTGGGGACTTGAACAGCGCCAATTGGTTTGGTGGAGTCGGTTCCTGTAGAACCGGGATTTCCGTTTGATTTTCCATTTTCTTTCATGTTACATAATTTATAGTATGTTCATTAGCGAACAGTTTTTTTAAGATTGGGGACCCCACCAAATTTAATTCGGCGAGGACCCCAAAGTTTAGACACAATTTAGCACTTGGTGTCAGTTAGCAAAGTATTATCGAGAGTTATTACTTTGCAGCCACCGCCGCCTTTTCGGCAGCGAGTTTTTCGACGGCCAGGGCCTCGAGCCGAGCGCGTTCCGCTTCGGCTTTTTTCTTCTCCTGGTCAGCATACCGCTTCTGAGTCTGTTTGAGTTTGTCCGCGAATTCCTCGCGGTCCACCAAGTCAGCATGAGCCATTTTCTCCAGGTCCTCAGGGCCATCGTCATATTGGCCCTCTTTACCTACCTCGAGAGGTTCACCCCTGGTGAACCGACGAAGTATTTCCTCGAGCGAGAGAGCCATGTTCGGGACTACCCGTTTTTTACCTCCCACCTTAACACCTAGTGACGGTGGGGGATTAGCAATTGATTTGTATTTCATAATTGTGGTGTGCCGAAGTACGGCAATGACCGTTTAACATGAATTTTATTGTACACATACATCCAGAGAGTATCCACACCAGACACATTGAAGATTCGATCCTGCAGAGTATCCTCAAAGAGGATGAACGGATTATCCAGGTCAGGTTGAGCAGAGAATTTCCGGCTAAGATGCCAGAAGTCCAGAGAGTCACGGAAGTCACCGTGAGATGAATTGTGGATGAATTTCCAATCCGCATACCTGGATTGATATCCAAAGACAGGTTGGTTCGCCCGTACGATAGGCAGACTTGTAGTCGTCAGATAGATTTCATTGTCATAGACCTCCTGTTCTCCCAGATTAGCAAATGTTGGCCACGGATATTCCAGAAACGTATTTCGATTCTGAAACATCCTGGGAAGACCTTGCATGTACGCAGATGAAGGCATCACCGAAAGGATGCCAAGTACGAAACCGTGTTCCTCACAGTTGTACTTAAATGAGTTGGTATTCGCGTAAGCACTACCACGGCCCGCAGGGTTACCAGGAGGTACGACCTCCGAAGCATCATCTTCTGAATAAGCGGTAGTATTAATTTCGCTGATCTGAATTACAGCTTTACCACCACCAAGATATTCGGCACGTTGAAGGCGAGCATCCGAAGTTTTACGACCGAAGTGAGCAAGGATAGATTCATTATACCGTGAACCAGCAAGTTGATTCCTTTCCAACCACTCTTGCAGACGAACAGCACGCCGCAGATCGTTAATAGATACCTCAGAATTCGTGATAGTTACATCGTCGATGTTCTGCAGTTGAAGACTACGACCCGCATCACCGGTTGATTGAATTTCTCCACCACCAGAACCAGGGATTACCAAGTTACCTGGTGATCCCACACCAGGGTCCTGAGTATCCAACAAGATACTGTTCGTCAAATACGTTACGTTACCAGTTCCAAGAAGCGGCATTAATACTTCCGTCCCACGTTGAGTGGATACAGAAGCAGACGTGAAATAATCATGTTCCCACGCACGATACCGAGTACTAAAGATTTCCTGAATGTCGGGACCTGTCATAGTCCCGGACGCAAGAGGCAGCAGAGTTGTATCCGCTACATAGTTCCGATCGCGATAATAGTCTTCATGGATTTTTAAGAACGCCGCGAAGGGCATGATATCCAATGTTCGATTTCCCCAGGTCGCAGAGTCCACGTCATGCAATGTAGGCACGCCAAGATAATCCGCCAGAGACCCAAGATTCAAC